CATTCCGACTGTGGTCATGCCAGAAATAGTTATTGGACCGGATTGTGGTTCCGGATTGTATGGATGCAAGTTCCATTGGCCACCTCTAACTTTTTAGTTTTATATAGAAAGAGGTATAAATATGAAATTTTATTCAGAAGTAACAAAAGAAATGTATGATACAGTTGAAGCACTTCAGAAAGCTGAGAAAGAAGTTTATTCTCAGTCAGAGAAACAGGAAGCTATTGACGAGATTATGGATTTGATTAAGAAGAGTGCTGAGCTGGAGAAGGAAACTCTGAAACTGATGAAGGAGTTTGATGCGAAATATGGTTTTGGTGCATGTGCCAAGGAGCTATTAAGTAAAGTAAATGACATCGAACCTACTCCAGTTAAGACTAGACCTGAGTCAGCAGATAATTTTATTACTGCTTTGGATATGTTCCTTAAAAAATAAGTGCAGATAGCCAAGTGGCAGGGCGGCGGTCTGCAACACCGTATACGCGGGTTCGAATCCCGCTCTGCACTTTTAAGACATTTACAGCAATTTTTTAATAAACCGCCAACATTAAACAAGAGAAATGGTTTACTCTTAAATGTCTTGATTAATTTAATATGGGGAGATGGCGAAAATTGGTATACGCGCGAGTTAAGCTATTTCTGTCTAGGTCAAGAGAGATACAGCAATATTATTTAGCAAAGGTCTGAAAAACCCGATGTTATAGGTTCGAATCCTATTCTCCCCACTTCTAAATAGCCCCTTAGCGTAGTAGGCTAGCGCACGAGACTTTGACTCTCGATGGACTGGTTCAATTCCAGTAGGGGTTGCTATTTGGGTTCTTAGTGTAATGGTAGCACGACTGTCTCCAAAACAGTTAGTCGAGGTTCAAATCCTTGAGTTCCTGTTTCGCGTTTTAATAACAAAGCACTCCTCGAAGAGAGAGTGTGAGTTCCTTTTTGGCGAGACGAAAAAGGTAACAGGTGTTGTTGGCGGACAAAGCCTGGTCTAGTAAAAACCGCCATTTTTATTAGACAAATTTTTTTACTCGGTTAGTCTAATAGATAGAATAGGAGAATACGAATCTTCAGATACGGGTGCAATTCCTGTACCGAGTACTACGTCCCCATAGTTCAATGGAAAGAATATGGGACTTCTAATCCTTCGATACAGGTTCGACTCCTGTTGGGGACATTTGAAAAAATTAAAAATTTTTGATATAATATATTTATAAGATATGAGTGGCGGAATAGGTAAACGCTTATTCTAATAAGACAATTTACGGCAAGTACCAAAAATTTTGGTCATATAAGTCTACCGTTGGAATGATTGTTATGTAAGGTGCAAATCCTTACCTCATATCTATACTTTGACAAAAGTAAAGGAGATAAAAGGATTATGAACACATTTATGAATTCACTTCAGAACACTTATAACTACAAGAGAACAGAAAATAACGGAGTGGCTTTAAAGTCAACTAACTCAGCTGTATATGACATGTTTTCACTTGGCGCGGCTTATCGCTCACGTTCAGATGCAGATTGTATCTTGCTGTTTAAGAACGCATTTGAAGAGGATGAAACTCTTGCATTGAAGTGTCTGTTTTATATTAGAGATTGTCGCGGCGGCCAGGGTGAACGTAGATTCTTCCGAGTCTGCATGAGATGGTTGGCCGAGAATCATCCTGAAAGGGCGGCCGCACTTGCAGAATATGTTCCTGAGTACGGAAGATATGATGATTGGTTTAAGATTTACTTTGGTACTCCTGTTGAGAAGCAGGTTATTGAGATGATGAAGAAGCAGTTGTCAACTGATATGTTCTGTAAGAAGAACGCAGTTAGTTTGCTTGCTAAGTGGATGCCTTCTGAGAATGCATCAAGTAAAGAGACAATTAGAACTGCAAAGAAGATTAGAAATGCTTTTGGTGTTTCTGCAAAGGAATACCGTCAGATGCTTTCTAAGCTTCGTACTAAGATTAACGTACTTGAAAAGCTGATGTCAGCAAATAGATGGGATGAAATCGAATTCGATAAGATTCCTTCTAAGGCAGGACTTGTCTATAAGAACGCTTTTGCAAGACGAGATATTATTGCTAAGAGATATGAAAGTTTTGCAAAGGATAAGACTACAAAGGTTAATGCTTCTACTCTTTATCCTTATGAAGTTGTTGCTAAGGCACTTCAGCACATGGGAAATGGATGGAGTTATTCATTGAATATGAGTGAAGTAGACCGTGCTATGATTAATAAGTATTGGGAGAATCTTCCTGATTACCTGAATGGTGAAGATTGTAGCATGATGTGTGTTGTTGATACTTCTGGCTCTATGGTTGGAAGAGAGGCGGCCGCACCTATTAATGTAGCAATTAGTCTGGGTTTGTATTGTGCAGAGAGAGCAGGTGGTCCTTTCAAGAACCACTATATCAGTTTTTCAAGAGTTCCTCAGTTAATTAAGACTGAAGGCGTAGATTTTGTTGACAAGGTTTTCAGAATCTATCGTACAAATCTTTGTGAGAACACTGACCTTGTAGCCGTATTTGATTTACTATTGGCGACAGCGATGAAGCCTGGTGTAAGTGCTTGGGATATTCCTAAGACAATTGTAGTAATTTCAGATATGGAGATTGACCAGGGTACTGGTAATTACTGGGGATACAACAGACATAGCGGATGGACCACAAATTCTGCTTCAACAGAAATGGAGAAGATTAGAAAGAAGTGGGCGGCAGTTGGTCTGAAGATGCCTAAGCTAGTTTACTGGAATGTACAGGCTAGACATAACACAATCCTTGATTCTGGTCCTAATGTTACTTTTGTATCTGGTATGAGTCCTGTTATTTTCCAGCAAGTCTTGACAGGTAAAACGGGTTGGGACCTTTGCTTAGAAACAATTTGCTCTAAGAGATATGAAGTAATTAAATAATTGCTAGAGAGTTGGACAAATTAAGATATCGAATCTCCTTTATTTTTTAATTAAAATAAGAAAAAAATAAAGGAGATTTTTATTATGGCAAAATTAATAGATTTAACAGGACAGCGTTTTGATAAAGTAATAGTAATTGAAAAAGCACCTAGTCGAAATAGACATGTTTATTGGAAATGTCAATGTGATTGTGGAAATATATGTGAAATTAGTGGGTAGTCTTTAAGAAATTCAAAAATAAAAAACCATGATTGTGGATGTTCAAAAAAAGAACAAAAAGAAAAATAGCAAAAAAAGAAACAAGAAAAAGAAAATTGGTTAGTTGGTAAAAAATTTGGAAAATTAACAGTTTTAAAAAATTTACATAAAACAGCAAAAGATAGATCTAGAACATGGGAATGTCAATGCGAGTGTGGTAATATTTGTTAGGCCTCTACTCAAGCCTTAACAAGTGGTCATAAGCAAAGTTGTGGATGTTTAAAAGATGAAAGAATAGTAGATATTACAGGGAAAAAATTTGGGAAATTAACAGTTTTACAAATAGACCCTTCTACAAAAGGAATAGATACACCTTTAAAATGGATTTGTAAATGTGATTGTGGAAATATAGTTTCAATTAATAGTTACAATTTAAGAAATGGAAGAACTCAATCTTGTGGATGTGGACCTTCATCAATAGGAGAAGTTAATATTAGAGATATATTAAATAAAAATAATATCCCTTTTATATCAGAATATACTAAACCTTCTTTAAATAAAAAACGTTTTGATTTTGCTCTTTCAAATTAGAAAAAAGAAATAGTTCGTTTAATTGAATTTGATGGAGAGCAACATTATACAGATAAACAAGGATTATGGAACTCAAAAGAAACATTGCAAGATATTCAAAAACGAGACCAAGAAAAAAATTAGTGGGCAAAAGAACATAATATCCCGTTAGTGCGTATTCCTTATTGGGAAAGAGATAATATTACATTAGACTTAATTTTAGGTGATAAATATTTAGTTAAATAATAATATGAGCGGAGGTACATATGTACCTCCGTTTTTTTTGTATATATCATTCATATCGAGGTCTACATTGTCATTGAAGCTGAGCGGCCCGCGGTCGCCCGCATTTCTGAAACGAAAATCCTCTTTGACTTTTTTCAATTGGAAATTTGATTTTTACTTGATTTTATAAATAAAAATGTTTTCTTATGATAAGAAGTTCATATAAACAAAAAAAAAGGGAAGGATTATTAAATCCTTCCCTTATTATTTAATTTATTAAAAATTTTATTAGTATGATGGAGGTTGATCAGACTCCATATTTTTTATAAAAGTACGAAGGGAGTATTTAAGAACAAAATATAAAGATGAGTAAAACAAAAATGATATGTTTTTATTATTTAATTAATTATTATTTTTCTTTTACTCCCCTCATACAATTATACTTTAAAAAAGAACGAATTTTATTAGTAGATTTTGTCCTACTTAATTCATCCACCTATATTTAATTTTTATTAAAATATTATTTATTGAGTTTGTCCTTCTCAACCTTCTTCAGGTTCTGCTCCAGGTTCCTCAGGTTCAGTTGGCTCTACTTCAGGTTCAGGAACTACAATCTCATGTCTGTAACATTGATTCATGATTGCTCTACCGTCACTTGTAAGAAGAGTCGCGCTATGTTGCGGAAGTTCACTGACCGCCGCAGAAGCAAGGACCTAATGATATTTTGCTTCTGCCTTTAGTCTAGCTTTTGTTGGATTTGCATCATATGCAAAATGTACAATATGACCAAATTCACCGTTTATATATTGTTGTATTTCAAAAATATAAAATTGATTCATATTTTTCTCCTTTTATAAAAAATGGGAGAAGACTTTCGTCCGCTCCCATAACTTACTATATTCTTAATTCAATTATTTAACTTCTTCGTACTGAATCTTTTCAGCCATCAACTTACCGTCAATAATACATCCTCTATGCCATGCAAGATTATAACCTAATCTCCACCATTCTCCAATTGGTGCGATAATTTCAAATCTGGTTGTTTGTTTAGACACATTAATAAAATTAGGTAAAATTCTTGTTGAAGCAACCCATAAACAATCAACCACCAAACCCACTGTTTTTAAAATGGTTTTAAAAGATTCGCCATATCTACAATTGGCGATAACCATATTACAAATAGCGGCGTCTTCTTTTTCAGTAGCATCAAATAAGAAACCGTTATCTACTCCTTCAATGCCACAGTTATAAAACTTCCAACCATTGAGCGTGTTAATACCACGGCTTATAATATTTACACCATTATTTCCCGATAAAAATCTACCGCCATAAACTTGGTTTTCATTAGACCATCCCTCATTAGCCGTCTCAACATGGATGCAATCAGTCTTTGCGCCAATGCAATTAAAGTCAAGAACCACATACTGATTCCAACTTTCCCTACTATCCGAATAAAACTCAATACCACCGCCATTTTCTGCTATAATGTATCCGATTTTGATATTACTTTGCATTACATTTAAAATGCGAAACGCATAATCAGAACCTTTATAAATAATCGTAGCATCTTGTGCGTACAGATTCCAAAACTTTTTATTGTCGATAATAAGAGAGTTGTTAATTACATATTCACCACGAGGAAAATAGACCGCAAGATTAGAGTCTATTGCTTTTTGGATAGCTTCTGTATCGTCTGTCCAACCATTCCCGACCGCTCCGAACATCTGTGGAGTTACATAATCAGTATTGTCGCCAATAGGAGTAACTATAGTTGGTGTTTCTTCTGAGGTAAGATTCAGACTATTAATATATTCTTTGACGCTCTTCAAAATTGAAGATTCACTTTGAGTCAAATCTTTCTTTATTTCTTCAAGTTTTTCACCAGTTACTTTCGCATCTGCTGCGCATCCATCTTTTGTTAAAGATGCATCCACTTCAATATCGTTAATACTTTCAGTGTTGTTAATTGTAAGATTGTCTATCTTGTCTCTATATTCATTTGTAAAATCATTAGTAGATAAGCCTTTTCCTTGTATCTTATCTACTTTAGAAGAAATAGAAGCTTTGATTACTTCTATTTCTTTTTCTAATTTGTTTAATTTTGTTTGAGTGGAAGAGTTAGATAAACTTCCACTCCCAAACCAATCAAATAAACTACTCATATAATTTACCTCTTTTAAGCTGTTTGTACAATGGTCAAATTGCTCCATCGTACTTACTCTTCCGTCACCTCTACTGTTCCATGCGTATAACACTCATGCTTGATAGGATAGCAAGTTGAAGTAAATAAAATTGCGCCATGTTCTGCGAATGTGGACGTTGCCGCTCTCGACAGAACCTCGTGGAACTTGCCTTCGCCCTTGAGCCTTGCGGTCTGTTCGTTCTCGTCATAGACCCAGTAGTTATCGTGTTCAAATTCGCCTGTTGAAGTCTTGCGGACTTCCGTTATATAGTATTGGAACATTGTTTTTCTCCTTTCTTATTAGTTGAAAATCGGTACACCGCCTGCGGGGTCAAGAAGGTAGACTTCGACCTTGTATGTGCCGTCGATGGTTAGGGAATTGTTACGGTTATACAACGTACGGATTCTGATGCGACCATCTGAATAGAGTGTGTCTGGGAAAACTCCGTAACCACTTGTGCCATTGGAAGCAATGACTCCATAATTTGAATCACTTTTACATTTTATAGCATAGTGTACCATTGTAGCTGTTGACGTGGTTGTTCCAAAAAGTGGAATCACATTGACAAGAAAGTTATCACTTCCATAGAAATAACCCGCTCTTTTTCCTGCCGTATCTCTTATACGAATATAAACAATTTTGTCACTTGTCCATATCTCACTATGCCCTGTTGCCCATGTATCTACAGTAGCCGCTGATGTGCTTGTCGTACTGACTTGATAACTCGTTTCAGCAACCTTAGTCCAACTCGATGCCGCACTGCTCGGAACATTTACAGTAACGCTTGAATATCCATCTGCATCATCGTCCTCTGCGGAATATGTGCCGTTTGTGGTCACGGTCTTGTTTATCAGTGACTTATCGGTAAGCATCGTCTGCATAAATGCCGCGATTTTCGGGGCATAGAATGTTCTGTATCCTGCCTCATTGGGATGGATGCCATCGCCTCTCGTATATGCTGCTTTCAGGTCGTCAATATAGCCTAGCGGAGGAACCATTACGTTTAAATCACAATAAGGAATTCCCCATTTTTCCAGTGCTGATACAGCCATTGTATGATATGCGCCATTAGGAGCGTCAAAAGCGGCAATGCACTTATGCGCAAAAATATATCCGATTTTTGCGTTTGGAAATTTGGCGATTGCTGACTTTAGCATCTGTTCAAATGCTCCAGCGAATGTGGTTGTATCGAGCGTAGCATCGTATCCGCTTGATAATGTTCCGACAGGGATATATTGAGGCCCCCAGTCCGCATCGTTTCCGCCACCTTCGAGCATTACAAAATCAGCATCGGAACGCATATCAGCAATGGATTCGCTGATGCAGAACTTATCTCGCCATTGTACTACCGTTCCATCAGATACACCGATATTCTCGATGGTCATGTCGTAATCTTCACCAATGATTTTTGCATATCCGCCTACATAACCTGCTCCAGCACAAATACTATCGCCAGTAAATGTAGCAATCTTACCTTTGAGCGGATTCGCTGAATCGCTACTACCATCTGATATAATTTTATCCACTTGAAGCGTATGACTTCCACTGCCTTTGACTCCAAGGTAGAACGTTTGACCATTGTATAGCATAATCTCAAATGGATATGTCAACGTGGCTGTGCTTGATACTTCCACATTTACGTCACCGACATATAGATAGGTACTGCCATAGGAGACGGCAGTCAGCGGAGTGTATTCAGTGCCGTCAAATATTACTCTGTATTTTTGTCCCTCACTTGTGTACTCCGTATAATTGGAGATATATCCACCGTATGCGCCATTAGTCAGAGCTGTCGTGCAGTTGATTGTCTGGAGCGGTACTATGGTTTCGTATGTCGGTCCGCTACCACCACTAGAAACATTAACTACAACCTCACTATATCCATCTGCGTTATCATCTTCAGCAGAGTATGTTCCATTTACGGTAATTGTTTTGGTAATTAAGGTTGCGTCACTATTTCCACCGCCTCCCCCTGAACCAGTTAATTCAATCTTTTCAATTTTAACAGTTACCGAATCAGTAGACGCTGTATAAATATAATTATCATTAATGCTTGTCGCTATAACGCAAAATGGATAAGGATAAACAGTTTCACTAGTACCCCTCCAAAGATACGCTTGCTCACCCATAAGATAATTATTACTCCACATAAGTATAGTAGTAAAATAGTATTCTGTACCATTAAAGGTAACAATATATTCAGACCACTGTTCAAACATTTCAGTTGTATTATTTAATTGTGCAGAATAGCCATTTATATTACCGTCTGAATGATAAACTGGTGTCACTATCTGCTCTGGCACAACTACTGTTCTTGTATATCCACTATCACTACCAGAAATTGCATTAATTGCAGTAATATATTCTGTTGGGAAAGATAGACTTGCAGATGTGCCACCTTTTGCTCTAATAGCATTAGCCACTAAAGTAAGATTATTATCCAATTGAGAAGAATCAACTAATTTATCTATTGCCATCAGTAACTCCCTCCTGTCCATTCAGTTAATAATGCTGTTGGATAATCGCTTGTTCCAAGAGGTGTTTGCATAACAAGGTCTGCTATTAACTCATGCCCTACATCATTTGGATGTCTATTATCGCTTACGGTATGACCAGCTACGTTTAACGTATCATATACTGGTAAAAGATTAATTCCCAACTCAGCAAATACTGGATACATTGTTTGCGCCCATTCTTTATAATATGATGCATCAGTCCCACCGACCTTATCAAAATGATAGATAGTCAATGGCATCCATATAATCGAACAAGTCGTATTAACACTGCGAATAGCCGTTACAGAATTTCTAATGTTTGTAGCTATTGCAGAGTAGGTTAATGTTCCAGCCTTTATTCCAACAATATCGTTCGCTTGGTACTCTGCATAAACTATATCTGCATTCGTTACTTCCGTTTGTGATTCCTGTAACCTTGCAAGTAAATTAACAGATGTATTACCGCTTATGCAATTTTTATGTACAGAACTATAAAAGCCTTTTTCATTTAAAATATCAACAAAACTATGTCCATCATTACCGTATCCATATCCAATTGAATCTCCGAAAAAACATACTTTTTTATTTTTCCATATATTTTCATTTATATTCATTGCTGTTTTTAAAGTTGTTGCAGTAACAACATCATTTGTTACTCCATTTATAGTTTTTGTAATTTTATTATTTGTTGAATCATAATTAATATCATTAACAGTTGTAGTTTTATCAGCTTTTAAATTTAAAGCATTTTTTATAATATTCCATAAAGTACCTAATCCTGTAATATCTAAATATTTTTGTGCCATCCTTTTATCTCCTATTTATATATTATTAAACACAGATTTGATTAATTTCTGCTTGAGTAATAGAAGATACTCCTCCATCATTTAATTTAACATAAGAAGTTCCTCCCCATCTAAATTGAGTATTAGTAGCACTAGTTTCACTATCAGTCATTAATAAATAAATAACTCCAGTTTGAGGAATAATTACCGCTCCATCTGCACTACCAGTAGCAAGCCATGTTGAAGATAATTCAGTTTGACCAGTACGAGGATAAGCTTCAACAATATCATCTACAAAAGAAGGAAGATACTGAGAATCAATAATACTATTTGCATTAAGCGGACATACTCCATTTGCCGCTCCTTTGGCGGAAGTTGGTATTGCAGACACATCTGACGCGCTTAATGTAATATCGGCACTTAGTGTTTTATTATTAATTTTTCTACTTGTAGGTACTCTAGTTGTATCGCTAGGATGTACATGGTCTTCTCTAGCATATTTTACACTTGTACCGACTGCCGCAGTACCATCCATAGAAGGAGCAACAGAAGCTGGAGTATAAGTAGTATCTGTTGCCGCGATTGTTATTTTATCATTAGTTGCATCCGGAGTAATTGTAATATTATCTCCAGCTTCAAATGTTAAAACATCTGTTTTTGTATCTGCCGCAATAGTTGTGTTTCCAATTTTAACATTGCTAAAAGCATTTTGGTTTACTTCAGCTCCATCTGCAATATTACCAAGTTTAGTCTTTTCCTATGTTGTATAATCATTTGTTGAAAGACCTTTTCCATCCACCTTATCTACTTTTGTAGTATCAGAAGGGTGAACGTGATCACCTTTTGCCCATTTTGTTTCTATACCAATCGCCGCAGTCCCATTCATTTTTGGAGTTGTAGTTGTTGCAGTTGGGACAGATGATGAAGTAATAAAACCACTATCATTTGTAATATCAGAAGTTTTTGTAGGAACTGTAATATTTGCTATCTTATTTGTAATAGTTACAGTATCACCATTTTTTTGAATCCCTTCTAATACATTAACTTGCGCTCCAGTTGCAATTCCAGTAAGTTTTGTTTTTTCATCAGATGTATAATCATTAGTAGATAATCCTTTACCATCTACTTTATCAACTTTACCATTAACAAGTTCTTTTATTTTTGCCCATACAAGAGCAAGACCTGTTTTATCAAGATAGCTATTTGCCATTATATATTACCACCTTTCTTATTTTAAAATATCTAATAATTCAATAGTATCTATCGTATTTAATCCTAATTCTTCAAATGTTTTATTTCCAATTAATTCAACGGATTCAATTTGAGGTTTATTAGATAATTTGCTATAATCTGACTCTCCTTTTTCACCCTTCTCTCCTTTTTCACCTTGTGGTCCTTGGGGTCCAGCAGGTCCAGTATCTCCCTTTTCACCAGGATCACCTTTAGGTCCTTTTAAATTTTCAAGTTGAGCTTGAGTGAAATCATTATAAGTAAATGCGGGCCCCGGTTCACCTTGTGGTCCAGTCTAGCCTTGTGGGCCTTGTATACCTTGAATTCCTTGTTCACCTTGTGGACCCCGTTCTCCAGTATCTCCTTTAGGCCCCTGTATACCTTGAATACCTTGCTAACCTTTTTCTCCTCTAATAGATTTCTCAGTATTAGAATAACTACCATCAGAAAAGAAAATAGTTAAAGTATAATCATCATTCATTCTGATAAAAGAAATACCATTTCCAGTATAACCTCTCTATCCTTGATCACCCTTCTAACCTTTATCACCTTTCTAACCTTTAATAGATTCAGTAGTAAATTCAGTTCCATCATCAAGAGTAATAGTAAGAGTATAATCAGAATTTAGGCGGATGTCGCTTATACTAACTCCAGGTTCACCTTGCTATCCAACCAACGCCCGCAACCATTCATCTTTACTTCCTTCAAACCCCTGCTGTAAAGCAATTTCATAAGCAGAATAACCACGATAAACAGTTTGTTCATCACCACTAGAATTTAAATTCCCGCTTAGATAATCAACTTGAGTTATATTTCCACCCAAATGTTCAAGCTAGGCGATATTTCCAATTATGTTATCATCCACGTTCTCCACCTCCTTACTCTACTTCAGGTTTCAATTTAAACTTCCCACTAATAAAAGTATTAACATCTCCATTAGCGAAAGTAATCTATATATCATAAACATATTCTCCAAATCTTAATTTCTTAGTATCCTAAGGTTCTAAATGAAGAATACGATCATTAATTGATATATCTTTATGAACTAACAATTTGGAGGTATTATATGTGGTTTTCATAGCAAAACGAAGAGAATCTTCAGGTCTTGGAATATACTATTCTCCATTAATAAAAATATTAATTTTTACCTTTAATGTATCTCCTCTTGTTAATTCAATCTCTTTTGTTTTATTATTTACTTGATACATATTAAACCTCCTATATAATATAATCTATTATAACATTAGGTTTTATTTCACTTTCAAATTTTAATGAATCAATTCTAACATTATCTATTTCATATATTCCAGTTTTTCCAATTTCAATTTCAATATCTTCTCCTACATTAATAAAACTAATTAATATTTTATCTCCAGGGTTAGCTTGAATACCAACCCTGGATAAATAACAATTTTTATCATTTGAGGTATTTTGAAAAACAGAATATTTATTTTTAATTAAATTAAAAAGGTTAGTGGTTTCTTCTAAATCTGCTGAATTTATTAACATAGACCATTGACCTTGATAACCATTATTATTTGTTATAACTCTATCTTCTTCCATTTTTAATTACCTCTTTAACCACTACTGCTACTATTTTTTGTTATGATAATATCACCAGTCACTTTTATAGTAAGTGTTTTCATATTTTCATTATAAGTTACTTTACTAGAATCCGTAGATACTTCAGTGCCACCCATTTGAACGGAAATACTAGAAAGAGGAACATTACCATCTGTATTTATAATTTTTGTTTTATATGTTGAGCCAAGTTTAATCTAACTCATTTGATTAGAAAAAGAATTTTGTGGTGTTAATGAAATTGAACAAATTTTATTAGTGGTTAATAAAATTTCTCCTGTCTGCATAGTATCTTCTTCAAGTAAACTAGAAGGACCAACAGTAATAGAACCAGGAGATTCAATGCGACCTAAACTATACCAATTTCCATATACTCTTTCAATTTCTTGAGTTGTCTATTGTCCTTCATCATCAACTATGGTAATTTGTTCTGTTTCAGTATTTATTGGAGAATAATCATAAGCAAAAAATACTTTTGAATCACTATATATAGTTTTATCATTTTCTCTATATGCTTCAAGGTCAACTGTAACAAGGCCTAAAGTACCATTATTACTGTCTTCACCTAGTAATCCTGTTACAATTCCATCTGGATATAATGCATTTAAAGCGGCTGCCGCAATTTCTGTTTTACTACCAGTATATATAGTTATATCATCAAGAATATTATATAAACTATTATATTTTTCTTGAAGAGCTTGATTTTCATAAAATAAATCATAAAATCTTGGGAAAGTAAAAACAGTTGCTACTTTTAAAATTTGAAGAGGTTGAGCTAAATTGCCAATATATACCCAACCATCTGCTTGAGGATGGTTATCATCATATGTTGCACCTGCTGCAGGAGTAATAAATTGATTTTCAATACCCTCAGGATTCATTTGAATATATAAATTCTTATTTTCTCCAATAGATATATCACGAATTAAAGGTAATTTACCAACAACTTTTTTCTATATACCTTCTGCATCTACTGTATATTCTAAATTATCTGTATCATAATTATAACTAATTTCTTTTGGGAAGTTTAATGTATAATAATGAGTTTCAGATTCTGATTCATTTGATTTTCGAATAGATAAAGTCGCGCTATTTTCATCATAATTAAATTCTTCAATAGTATAAAAATTATCTATTATTTTCTAAGGTTCCCCAGTTGTATAATTTGCCCAAACTGTATTACCATCATAAGTAATTGATGTAATAGCTTTTATAGGGAAAACATCAAATTCATTTTCTCCAATAGCTTGTAATATAATATTTCTTCTTTCTGCCGCAGTTTCTTCTTCCTATTCTAACTCTTCTTCTTCATCTGGAATCCAAAATTCCAAATTAAAATACCCATATCCATTTCTTCCATCTGTTATCTCTTGTGCAGTTGGTTTTGTATTATATATAATAAAAATAACACCAGATTTTTCATCTTGCTTAATATTTTTAATATATTTAACAGCAGTTAAAGGTTGAGATTCTTCTGTTGGACCTAATACTGAGTAAGATAACTATCCACTATTCTCATCATAGTTAATTCTACTTACAGCAGGAATATACCAAGTCTGAGTTTCTCCATCATTAAAAGTTAAACTTAAAGCGCCACTAGGATTTTCATTAGGCACCCATGCATAAGTAGGTTCAACTTCTTCAGAACTTTCCTATCCTTCCTATATCTATTCTGAAGAAGGCTCTATTTCTATCCATTCTCCTGTATCTAAAGTAACATCAGTAATATATTTTAATTTATTAATTAAAACAGTTTCCTTTTCTCTACCTGTTAATTGGTCTATTATAGAATGAACTAAAGTAACTTTTCCAGTTCCATCTATTTTTATATCTTTTATATAATCTAATGTAAAAGTTTTATCATCATCATAAGTAAAAGAAAAAGTTAATATACCATTTGTAAGAGTCACATTAGTAATTTGATTATAATCACCTAAATAATAACAAGTTACCTAACCAGCTTGTTTATTATCGTAATTCCAATCTTCATAAATAAGAATCTATCTATTTATATCTGCGGACGCCGGTGAATATACAGATGAATCTACATTATACATCACCCTCTATCCACTGTTTCCTAGACTAGATAACCAATCACTATAAGTAGTTACTTTTAAATTTTTAAAAGTATCACCTTTAACTCCTTTAGGGATATTTAAATGCCATTTATTATAATAAGGATGGGTTCCATCATCGTCTAAAGCTCGGAATATATCTGACATATCATCTATATTTCCATCTTCATTATATGGTTCTACCCATGAAGTCTACATCTAAGTTATTAAATAAGGAAATTTAAATCCAATATACGCCTAAGTATCATCTCCAAAATTGTCATTTCTAACTGAAGTACAATACCATTGAATAGAATCGTTATATTTTGTTACTATTTCATTATCTTCTTCTGTTTCATATTTACCAGGAATTAAACCAGGATTAATATTATCTGGACTATATATTCCATTACTTTGTCTTGTTTCAAATCTATCTTGTGAAACTTTTGCCTAAGCTGCTTCATATGAAGTTACAGTTAATAATGGTGCTTTACCCGCAGGTCCAACTATGCTACCTATATATTCAGCACCATGTGCTTCAATTTCTTCAGAATGTTCACTAAAAAAATCTCTTTCTAATAAATTTTTATAATGTTCTTCAGTTACTTCTGGATAAGCAACTTCATTATTATTTTCATCCTTATATTTTAATCTATAAGCTTCAATTTTTCTATTACTACTATAATCATATCCTCTTCTAAAAATTTTTCCATTATCAGGATGATTCTTATTAGGATTATTTATTAAAACATATTCATCAAAAGCGACATCTTTAAATGAATTTCCTTGTGCAAAGTCTTTCGTCATAGAAGGAATGTCTAAATAATTTTTCACAATAACGAAAGAAGCTCCTCTTCTACCTCCATAGAAGCTGTTATTCATTGCCATATTTATCACGCTCCTTCTTCATATTGATAATCGACTATAAAAGTATCTGGATTTACTACTAAATTTTCTCCATCTACTGTAACATCATAAACTTTTCTAATAAAACCTAAAAAAGTTATTTTATAGCCATTTCTTATTTCATAAATTCCACTAGGTCCAATTCTAATAGGCTCTCCATTAATACACATTAACATTCCAGGA